GCTGTCGCTATCCACACCTCAAAACTGAAATCGGCGAACAGACCCCGAAGGTTCTGTCCTGGCACACCGCGTGCCCGTCTCGCGGTGATCCTGGTCGCGTCGTCGACCTAGTAGCCCTGCTACCACCCTAACCCTCGGTGGGTAAGTTCTCGCTAAGTAATCATCTCACACCCTAAGCCGACCCAGCCATTTTAATCTGGTATCGGGAAGCCCGCAGCAGGGGAGGGGGTTGACATCTGTGCAGGATTGGGATGCCGCACAGTCCCCGAATCTCCCTCGAAAACGTCGCACTGAACTAACAAGTGAGCACCAACGCCAACACTCCTTTGCTCAACGGGAGTGCCGGGATAATTAAACCTTGATCACGGGGAAGTCATCAACTTACTTAGGGCCCTACACCAAGCTTACTACGCAAGCTGGGTCACATAAAGAATACACTGTGAGTACAACGGCAGAACTGTCGGCACAGCCCAATCAACGACAGCAACGACCGCAGGGTCGGAAATCGTGATGGCTGCGCTTACAATGATTGTGTTCGTGTTGCCAGTTGCCACAGTCGCGAAGCTACTTGTACCGAAGAATGGGTTGATTGCACCATAGGCCGCACAATTCGTGAGAGTTGGTGGGGCGACCATGGTGCCAGTCGTGGAGTTCGCTGTTATCTGAACGGTGATCAGATACGAGCCCACGCTGCCCTTCGGAAAGCTTACACCGCGTGCACCGTTCGTGCTCAGCAGCAAATTGCCGAGCGTGGTGTTGGCGCCGGCCTCCGAACCAGTTGGTCGCAGTGCCTGATGAAAAGACGGCAACTACGGACTGAACTGGGTCAGTGACGTTTGAGTCAATGAGTGGCTTCTTAAGCTCCACCTCATAGGAGACCCAAAGGTCACCAAGCACGACACCACTCTGTTGCTGACCACTGGTGGCCACGTGAGTGACACCGAGGTCGTACAACAGCTTGTTGTCGCCGGTAGGCACAACACCACTACGCACGTACTGAATGTTGAACGGATTCTCCGCGGGGTCACACTCAATTGGATGGCAAAATGGTTCGGAGGGCACCGCCTCAGAGGACCAGTACTCGTTCAGCAACTCCACCTTGGAAGACGGTGGTGTGTCGTTGGATCGGTAACTGGTCTGAAGCATCACGGTGCCCAAAGCGTTGTTGGTGCTAGCAATAGCTGATCCAGACGAGGGCACGTAGTGGAACACCATACCACGGATGCGGTACTCCTGGAACCGTGTGGCAATGCGTGCCAACCACGGAAAGGTGGGTGTGAGTCCTGGGTTGAGCTCGAACGATTGGTTAATCGTGAACGTAGTGTTACTACGGATCTCTCCCAGGAACTCCTTGTGCCTGATGACGACGGACTGGTCGTTGCGGTGCATGTCCGGGATGGACGCGCTGCCACGAACAGCCTGGCTAACAATAGAATTACTGCCAACCGAGTAGTCACCCGACCCAAGCCACTTGCTAATTGCCGCGCCCAAGCTAGTACCAGCCGCTGAGCCCGCCATTGGCATTCCCATCATGCCACCTAGCGCGCCGCCGCCGAGCCCACCTAGGCTTCTCAACGCTTTGCCTAACAAACCGACCTCCTTTGTGATCTTCTGTCGCGACTTTTGTGTCTTCTTCTGTGCCTGCTTGCGCACAAGCACTGTCTTCTTTGTGTTCTTTGGCATGTTCTCTGGTTGTCGTTGTTTGTTGCATGTCAAATTACAGGTGCCGCAAGAACTCAGGTGTCGCCAACTCGACGACTCCACTCTGAAACGTCATGCTCTCAAACCCAGCAAGGTCAACGCGGTCGTAATAATGCTCCAACGCCAACTGGTAATCTGGTGTGATACCAGTGGCTCGGTAAAACGACGCACGTGACTCATCACTCACGTCCACCCACTTGCTTGACAATCCAGCAACTCTCTCTTCCATGCTGGTGTTACGGTAAATGGCGTGCTTGAATCGCTTAGTAGCCTTGACACCACTACGTTCGAACGCACGATAGAAACTCTGCAAGACGGGGCAGCCCGGCACCGTAGCCAGTCCGCATTCTCCAACAGCTCCCAACCACTTCCTGTAAACCTTGTCATTTTGCAATGGTACCAGACAGATCGGATCTTTCTGCAGACATGTTCTCACATTTCTGACCATAGCCCAGCCGCCCGCAATCTCCACCGGACGCGACTGACAAAACTCGACTTCCTCAAACACTCGCACAGGCTTCTCGAATGTCATCCTGAAACCCATACGTTCAAAGTACACCTTTGCGCACCTGAGCAGCAGTTCTAGGTCCTCCTCCTCCATGATCAACACGCAATCGTCACCATTGTTGGCCAATTCAGCGTCAATCCCCAACATGCGCGTCAGTTCATAGAACATAGCGCACATCAGGAGACTGTTGCCGAGCGATGTGTTGAGGTCACCACTCAGCCGCTTACCCTTGACCTTAAATCTGACGACACCATCCGGGCAGTAGGCAACACCGAAATTAATCAGCTGCCACTTCAACAGAGTTGCAAGCAACTCCGACTCGAATATCTCGTTGTAGGTGCCATGCTCATACTCCAGAGCTTCCACCTCAACGTGCATGTCGAACTTCTTAGCATCCGCGCCAACCGCGACTGGCCTCTTGAATCTATCCCACTTAGACTTCAAGACAGCCGCTGATTGAAACACATTCAGTCCCTTAATGACTGTGTGGGTGGTGCGACCCCCCCACACTTCATTGATCGCCTCGAAGATTGGCTTCTCCAACTTCTTCAAGTACTTGCCCAGACACAAGTTGTACCTTGGCGACCTCGGACAGATCATGCGTGGTGCTTTCGAAAGATCCTGCTTCTCAAACTTTGTGAACGGGGCAGCACGTGAATCACTCTTGTTCACGCTCACTCGCATCAAACTGCGTTCGGCATTCTCGTAGATGCGTCTCTTGGGACCAGTGTAACATTTCACCACTTCACGTAGCGTTAACACGGTCGCTTGAGGACGCACCAACTCGATCACCTGCCTGCGGAACGACCTCAACAGATCCTTCTTCCACTCCCGCGCAGTAGTCCCGAGTGTTGGTAGGAACTCGCCGCCCACCTCACACAAAAAGTATCGCTCGAGGAATGACCGCTCTACCGTGTCAACCCCGTTATTGTAAACACCAAGATTGTGCTCACACCCCATGCGCGAAATTACATGGTACTCCCTCTCCTTCGTTGGCTGCCCATCGTACTCCACCTCCAATTCGTAGGCGGGACGACGCTCAGGGCGATCCCCGCGCAAGAGTATGTTATGCGGCTCCCAAAAGCGAGCTGAAAACGGTACCTTGTGCGTGGTGCCCTGACCCTTGAGTCGAATTAGGCGCCCCTAGTAGTCGAACCCCGGAGGATCCGACGTACCAAGCACCCACTTGACAAATCGACTCTTTTGAGCAGCCCGCGCACGCCACGTCGTGACGCGATAGTGAGTGTCGTCCTCGAAAAACGCACGCTCAATAAGGAGCAAATGTGCCGCAGCATCCATCTT